TTACCCCGCCTCACCCACCGCTTGGTTCTGCCTCGGCGGCTCCAGACGCCGCTTTAACTCTCTGTTTTCTCGCTCTAATTCTTCCATGCGCTTCATCATCTCGTCCGCCTTGGCCTCCCATTCCGCCATGCGCTCTTCGAGGCGCGCCAGCGTTCGCTCGCTCCTCACCGCTTGATGAAAAGCGTTGATATTACTCGCTAAAGCTGTGCGATAGATGGTGTCGGACTCCAAGACTTCGGCCGTCTTGGTCAGCATGTCCGACATCCGAAACTCTTCCTGCGGGGCTGTCAGGAAGGCGTCGGCAGACGGTGCGGATGTATCCCCAGGTTCAGCGGACTCTTTACGGTGCATCGGGCCAACACCTGTGACGAGCCAATCTATTGAAACCTTTGCTACCTCACCGACAGAAATAAACCACGAAGGCGGAATTTTATTCGCTGCACGTGCCTTGTTGATTGCTTGCCTGCTTATATCCAGAACGGATGCGAGTTCGCCGATATCATGGCTATTCGTGGCCAGGAGGAGTCGGTGGATGACGGCGTCAACAGGCTTCCGACTTTCAGGGGAGAAGTCGGAAGTTAAGCCGGAAGTGTTATTGTTTACATTATTGTCAATCATTTCAGCGTATTACCTAAAAAAGACGGGAAAAAAGAACAAAAGAAAGTCGGAAGTACTTTTTTTACCCGTTGACAACTTTTACTACAGAACTTAAACCTTTCCTCACGGGGTCACTTGACCCGTTGGAACCTAGCTAACAGGGGCGGCGGAAATCCTCAATGTCCAGTCCCCGGGAAAGTTTGGATCGGAGAAATAGGAATTGGCAGCCCAAGCCCGACAACTCAGCCTGCTCGAACTTCCCGAGCTCAATCCGGACGCGGACATTGCGATGTCCATGGATCGGATCGTCCAAGCGGCGGGGCTGTCGCGGGCCGAGGCCGTGGATCGGCTCAATGAGGCTGCGCGACGGTTCGGGGTCCGGCTGGCGGCTGGCAGCGCCAAGGAGCTTGGGCTGGCCACCTTTGAGAAGTGGCTTAACCCGCAAGCGCCCGACTACGTGCCGAGCGTGCGCGCGCTCAACCTGTTTTGCCACGTCTTCGGCACGCCCGAGCCGTTGGCCCTGCTGGTCAGGTCTCATGGAAAGGGTTGGCGCGTGATCGACGGCGAAGACGCCCGGCTCCTGGAATGGGCGCGGACGGAACAGGAAATCAAGCGCCTGCGGGCGCGCAAACGCAAGATCGAGACGGAACTATGAAGCGAAACAGCAGGGAGATCAAAGCCTGGATGGCGCGCAAGGGCGTCTCCGTCGCCACGCTCGCCAAGGTTGCCGGCGTACCTCGTCAGCACATGTCCGACACCATCTGGGGCCGCCGCAACAACACCCTGGCTTTGCAGGGACTCGTGGACGCCGGCTGTCCAATGAAGTGGCTCGCCCTGCCGGAGACCAAGGACAAGCAAGCGGCCTAGGCCGCCAGGAATTTCCGCGCTCTCGCGGCGCCCGGGGGCCGAGCGGCCAGACCGCCAGTCCACCCGGCACGAGAGGTAGAGCGACACGATCGCCATCCCCTGCGGGGGCGCGGAATATATCAAACAGGAAAGGAGGTTGGCGCAATGAGCAGGCGGAAGCGGATGACCGGGAAGGCGGAAGAGATGCGGCAGATTGCCCAGGTTTTGAGGCAAAACCAGATACCGGAACCTGCCGTCAGGGCCGCGCTGCTGGGTATGTGCGGCGTCGGCATGATGATGCCCGACAGCGGGGATGGGTTCGAATCCGCGACCGCGAGGCGTTTCCTTGGGATGGAGGAATAGCGCCATGAACAAGCGGATTCGAAAGAAAAAGGAAACGCAGTTCCAACGAGTCTTACGTGCTATAATGGCAGATGTTTGCGGAAAAAATGGCCCTATTGGAGACAGAGGGGCCGGCATTATTGTCAGGGAATCAAAGAAGCACAGCGTCCCTCTTAAGATGCTGTATTCCTCCATGAAAAGAATTTTGCGCGCCGGCTTGGTCGTGGTGCCTGGAAGTGACCGCTGCGAGATATGGCTCTGTGGCGGCTACCCCACATACTTCGCCGATACTCCATTTCCTTACGACAAATGGGAAGATTTTCGGCTGTTCATAACGTCCAGACTCGTCGGCCGCAATGGCTGGCGAGACATGTACCGGATGGTGCGTCGGCTAGCCAGACAGTTCGGTGGCTTTGAATTTTGTTTCTTGGACGTTCCCGAAGAACCGAGCCCTCTTCCGGCTTGACCCCTTGCGAAACCGCCCCGCGCGGGCGGTCGTCGGACGGTGGCGCGTCCGGCCTGATGAGCAGCCAAGCTAAATGTCGAGCAATGTGGCCCACTCAGGAATGCCCTTAACAACAAAGTAGACATCCTCGAGACCATCACATGTGTAGGGAGTAAAAATAACAAGACCAATGTCGAACAACTGCTGAGTTGCTTCGTTGCAAAGCCTAGCGGCGACTGCAACTGAAACAAGTACTTGGCGAAAGCAACCCAAGGCGAGCCGACGTTTTGCCGGGTACAAAGGAGTAAGATCTAATGAGTAATAATATCGAGACCTCAGAGCTGTCGTCACCTCCAATGCCGCGACAAGAGATGGAGATGGAAGACCACGCTTACACCAAGCCTTCAACCGCTCCTGTGCATTACGAAGCGGGAAGGGAAGCTCAACAGTATCAACTGCGCGAATATGCTCCCATTGGTCTGGAAGACTATGTCGAGCTAGTGCGACGCTATGCCCCAGAAATGCTTGTGCAACTTTCCACTGCGACAAAAGACGATGCGCTTTGGGCGAAAGTTCAAGACCGGGCGCGCTCGGTTTTTTGTAAGGGGGCAAGAAGGTGTTCCGCAGCAAATAGACCCGGCTATCCCCTCTCTTGTGCATTTCAAAAATGGGCAATGGATAACCTTCGCCTGTTAGGGCTGTCCAATCTGGGACGTTCGGCAGTGGCTCGTTGTCGTCATGCGTTTTCATTAAACGACCTCATCTCTCTCATCGAGGATGTGAATCAGGTGAACATGTAACGGGGGTTCTATCAGGAGACGTGTTGAATCTTCAAGCGAAACCGCCCTGCGCGGGCGGTCGTCGGACGGTGGCGCGTCCGGCCTGACGAGCAGCCAACAAAGGAAACGCACTATGGTCGAGAAGCCGCTCAAGGAATGGAATACCTGGGAATGGATTGATGCCGTTGAAGCCGCCAAGAAAAACATTGCTCCTGTCTTTGAGACAACAAAAGACCAGCGGATTGCCTCGGGGATCGTGGCGCTTTTGGAGTCTGCCGACGATCCGTTGATTGTCCTTGAGGCAACCCGCCTCGCTTACGAAAAAATGTGTGGGTATCCTATAAGGTACTAAAGATATCCAGCAAGGCAGATATCTTTAGGGAGACCAGAGTGCTCAATGCAATGCTTGCAAATTAAATATCCTTTGGAGACAGCCCTTCGGGCGGCACTCTCAACACTGGAACCCTTGTTTACAATTTCTATGGCATGCTTTGCCTTGCCCATTTGCTCTAAGTTGCATGATCCAGTGATGCCGGAACCGATATGAACCTCTTTCGAGTCGTGATTGATGATGAGCAAGTCTTCAATGTTCGGGTTCAACATTTCCGCGTCTCCTTTGCGGGTTGATGGTTGAAAGGACGGATAACGGAAACCCTATCAGGGGACGCGGAACCTTTTCAAGCGGACGGCGGCACAATGCAAGACACCTACACGGCAAAATCAATCGCACAGGCGATGGACATCACGGAACGGGCAGCTCGTGCCAAGGCCGAAAAAGATGGTTGGCCCTTTGAGGAGCAGCCCTGCCGTGGCGGAAAGCGCCGCTTGTATCTTGCCGCCTCCCTCCCTGCCGAAGTCCAGGACGCCCTGACGGCCTCCGAGGGGGTGAACCTGCCCGCCGAAGGGGCCGAACTCGCCCTTACCGAGGACCAACGGCGCGGCGCGTTGGCCCGGGCCGATCTGGTGCGACTCTACACCGAAGCCCTGGCCAAAGCCCCGCGCAAGGGCGCGGCGCAAAAGGAATTTCTCGCTGCCTACCGGGCCGGCGTGTGGCCGAAGATCAAAGAAGTGCTGGGGGATGCGGTGTCCGTGCAATCCCTGGAGCGCTGGAAGCTCAAGTTGCGCCGCACCGGTTCGGCCCTGGCCCTGGCCGACACACGCGGCGGCGTGCGCGTCGAACCGATTTTGACCGTGGCCCACCAGACCCTCATCGTTAACCTGGTCCGGCATCCCAACCAGCCCAACATCGCCGAGGTCTGCCGCGATGCCGTGAAATCCTTCAAATCGGCCGGGCTGCCGCCGTGTGCCGAAATCACCGTCCGCCGTTTCATCGAAAAGTGGATCGCCAACAATTACAGTGAGTTTGTGTACTCCAGGCGGGGCAAGAAGGCCTGGGTGGACGATTGCTGCCCTTACATCGAACGCGACTACTCGAAGATTCAGGTTGGCGACATCCTGGTGGCCGACGGCCACGTCCTCAACTTTGAGATCTTGGACCCGGAGACCGGCAAGGGCGCGCGCATGGAGCTGGTGCTCTGGTACGACATGAAGTCGTCGTATCCCCTGGGCTGGGAAATCCTGCCCACGGAAAACACGCAAGCCATCGCCTCGGCCTTGCGCCGGGCCTGCCTGCGCCTCGGGAAGTTCCCTCGCATAGCCTACCTGGACAACGGCCGTGCGTTCAAGGGCAAGTTTTTCATGGGTGTTGATTTCAAGCAAACCGGTCTGGGCGGCGTCTTCCAGGAATTGGGCATCGCCCCAATGATCGCCGAAAAATACCACGGCCAGTCCAAGACTATCGAACGCTTTTTCGCCTCTTTCGGCGAGCTGGAACGCTGGTGCCCCTCCTACGTCGGCACCTGCATCGAAAACAAGCCTCCCCGACTCAAACGCGGCGAGGAACTGCACCGGCGGCTCTACGAAGCCTCGGGCTACCGGCCGCTGACCATCCCCGAAGCCCATACGGCCATCGCCATGTGGTTCGATGAGTACGCCCGGCGGCCCCAACGCGGCCACTTGCAAGGCCAGACGCCGCTTGAGGCGTACGCGCCGGGCGCTGGGCCGGGCCTGACCGACGCCGAACTGCTCAAGCTGCGGTTGTGCATGATGCACAAACGCATCCGTCAGATCGAGCAGAACGGGGTCAGCATTTTCGGACGGCATTACCGCCACCCCTTCCTCCACAGTCTCCGCCACCCGGTGCTGGTCCGCTACGACGACCAGGACCGGCGGTCCGTGCTGATCTACGACGAGACGGGCAAGCGGCTGATCTGCGAGGCCACGCCGGTGCCGAACACCGTGCATCCGGCCGCCGGCATCCTGGGCACGGAGGAGGACAAGGCGCTCCTGGCCTCCGAGCTCGCCTACAAAAAGGCCATCGAAAATCAGGCCACGGCCTCCGCCCGGGAATTTTTGGATGCCGTGGTGCTGCCGGAGACGCGACAGCGCATGCGGCTGGTCGAGGCGGCCAAGGCCGAACCGGCCGCCCTGCCGGAACCGCCGGCCCCCAACGTCAAAAGCATCGAAGCCGCCAAGAGCGCGGCCCGGGCCAAGCTCGACGCCGCCCCGGCCTACGTGCCGCCGGCGCAACTACCCAATATCGTAACAGAACTTGATCGTTACGAATACCTTTTCAACGTGTCCGTCCGGGACGGCGTGGACCTCCGTGAGGCCGATGCCGACTGGATGGCTCGTTACGAGCAAACCGAGGAATACGCGGCGTGCGCGCGGGGCCGTTTCGAGGGCCTGCGCCGGGTCTACGCGCGCCGCCGCATGGCCGCCAACGGGGAGGAGGCTTCATGAAATCCGTCTTTGTGGAGACGTCCAACGTGACCGCGTTTCGGCGCGCCGTGTTGACCGTCGAGGACACCGAACGCGGCCAGCCGGGCCTTGTCGTGGCCTGGGGACAGGCCGGTCGCGGCAAGACCTTTGCCGCGCGCAACTCCCACGCCGAGCGCGGCGGGGTCTACCTGTCCGCCTGGGAAAATGAGAGCCAAGCCGCCTTTTTGGGACGGCTGTGCTTCGAGGCCACAGGGGCCAAAGCGCCACGCTCGGCCAGCACCTGCAAGGTAAAAATCATCGAGGCCTTGGAGAAACGCCGCGATCATGGGCAGGTCGCCACCATCTACATGGATGAGGCGGACAGGCTGCATTTCAGCCGGATCGAGGACTTGCGCGACATCCATGAGGCGACCGGCGCGGCCGTGATCCTGATCGGCGAGGAAGAGCTGATCGGGCTTTTGTCCCAGCGCCGGCGCGTCTGGTCCCGCGTGACCCAGGAAGTTGCCTTTGCCCCGGTTGATGAGGCCGACGTCGCCGCTTTTGCTCTTGAGTCGGCGTCCCTCGACCTGACGCCCGAGGCCTGCGCCATGGTGCGCACCACGTCCGACGGCGACATGCGGCTTGTGCGCAACATGGTCGGGCTCCTGGAGCAAGCGGCCAAGGCCCGGGAAACGAACATCGCCGATGTGGCCATGGTGAAAGCCGTGCAAAAGCAACGATCCTGGAGGCGGTCATGAGGACTCCGGACGCGGACCGCGTGCGCCTCGTCATCCAGGGGCTGTCCGTGGGCGGCAAAAAAAACGTGACCAATGCCTTGGTCTTCGAGGCTTTGGGCTGCGCCATCGAGCCGGAAAAAGCCCGGGTGCGGCGGCAGATCAACGACATGGTGCGCCGGCAGGAACTCACGCGGGTGGAAGACGGTGTGTTTACCTACAACCCCAAGGCCGTAGGCAAGCGGCAAGCCGAATACCTGCACCGGATATGGCGGGCCATCCGTTCAGCCAAGCCGGGTTTTGGCTGCAAAGATTTGGCGTCGGTCACCCGGGCTTCCTACACCCACGTGATGCGTTACTGCGCTTGGCTCAAAGAGGACGGCTACCTTGAACCTCACGGGATGCGTGGCCAAACGAGGCTCTACCGGGCCACGGAAAAAGCCCGCCAGCAGGTTGAAACGCCCTTCCCGCCCCGGCGCCTGAACGATCCCTTTGACTCCCCGAAGCGGGAGGCTCTGGAACTCGTGCGGCTGTTTCTGATGGGCGATCCCTACCAGCCGGCCGTGCGTACCAAAATCGTCGAGAATTGCCGGGCCATCCTGGCCCGCTTCGAGAAGGAGGAAAGCGAGGATGGACACAAAGTATCTGGTTAAGGACGCCCTGGCCGAGTTGATGGCCGTTGACGGGCTCGACGGTGTGACGGCCATCAAAATCCACGTGGGCGCGGCCCGGGCCTGCTTGCGGATGGTGCTCGAACAAATGGAAGGCGTCGCCACGGCAAAGGTCGTCGGTCTTCCCCCCGCGAAGGAGGTGGCCCATGGCTAGGACGAAACCAAAGGTGCTCGCCCTTTCGGACATCAAGGAGGCCGATGCGGCCCTGGCCGAGTTGGCCGGCATCAAGCGCGATCTGGCCGCGCTGGAACACGTCATGAACGAATCCATCGACAGCATCAAGGCCGAGGCCAAGGCGCAGTCCGCGCCGTTGGCGGCTCGCGCGAAGGACCTGGAGGTGGCCCTGGCCAACTTCTCCACGGCCCGCAAGGACGATTTATTCCCGAAAAAGAAGTCCCTGGACCTGACGTTCGGTGTCCTGGGTTTCCGGCAGTCCACCAAGCTCAAGACACTGGCGCGGTGGACCTGGAAGCTGGTGTTGGGGCGGCTCCAGGAACTGGCCGATTCCCCGGATGGCGGCGCTTTTCTCGAAGCGATCCGGATCAAGCCCGAGGTGGACAAGGAAGCCATGCGGGAGTGGCCGGAAGAACGCTTGGCGACGGTCGGCGTGCAACGGGTGGCCGAGGATGAATTCTTTTACGAGCTGAAAAGTGTGGAACTCAAGGAGGATGCGGCATGAACAAGGCGGAACTTGTTGACGATTTGGCCGGGCACGAGGGCCTTAGCAAGGCCCAGACGGAGCGCGTGCTGGACACGCTGTCACGAAGCATCACCGAGGCGTTGCGCGCCGGCAACAAGGTGGTGTTGCCGGGCCTGGGGCACCTGGAACCCGTGACCCGCAAGGGACACTGGGGGCGCAATCCCCGCACCGGGGAGCGGCTTTATATCCAGGACACGCGGGGCGTGGCCTTCCGGCCGGGGAAAGCCCTCAAGGACGCTCTTAAATCCTGATGCGAAACCGCCCCGCGCGGGCGGTCGTCTCGGCGTGGCGGCCGAGGCCTGATGAGCAGCCACGGATACCATATGCGCATCTATATCGCATCATCCTGGAAGAACCAGCACGCCGTAGAGTTGTTGTCCGACCTCTTGGAGGACAACGGATATCAAGTGGTCTCCTTTGTGGCCGCACGGCGACGCGAGGAAGGCGGCACCTGCACCGGACCGGTGGATGTTGACGCCTGGATCAATTCAGAAGCCGGGCGGCAAATGTTCCATCACGACCTCGACGGGGCCTGCCGCTCCGACCTGGTCATTTACCTTGGCCCCTCGGGCACCGATGCCTGGGCTGAGGTCGGCGCGGCCTGGGCGTCCGGCGTGCCGGTCCTCGGACTCCTGGCCAAAGGCGAACGGGCCGGGCTCATGCGGCGCATGGTGTCGCGGTGGTTCAACGATCACCGGGAGTTGCTGCGTTTCTTGGAAGAAGCCCAGGATGAGGATGAATCCCTCCTGGAAGCCTGTGTGGGGTGACCAATGCCCAGCGCAGAAGATCGTTTTTACGCCGAGGATAGGGCCATCCGGGGCCGGGCCGGCATCCTGGACCGGAAAAATGGCGATCGGCTGGTTTGCTTTTTCTTTGCCGATCCGGCCTGCCCGGAACACGCCCCGCGCATGGCCCGGGTATGCGCCCGGGCGCTCAACCTTGCCGTGACCAAACCGACGCAAGGGAGTCTGACCGATGGCTAAGAAATGTGACGGCGGGACCTATTGGCTCGCCTGGGTGGCGGATCGGCCCGGGTACACGGTCCTGGAGGCCGAGGCCGGGTACAAGCCCTGCAAAAAGCCCGGGACGTATGTCGCCCGGCAGTTTGCCGACGGTTTGCGTTGCCCGGGATGCGTGCGGCGCTGCCGTATCCCCGAGACGGCGGGCATTGCCCATGACGACAGCATCCTGCTGCTCAAGAAGGGAGAATATCTCTCCTCTGCACAGCGCATCTCCACAACGCGAAGGAACTAGCCATGCGGAAACAATACGTTACCTGTGCGGCCATCTACAACATGCAGTCCAAGGTCTTTTTCGGGACGCTGATTAAAGCGACCTCTTTGAACTACGAGGCCGACAAAGACCTCCTTATCGAAATGTTCGGTCGCATCCTGGGAGGTCCGGCGGCCTCCTGGTCGCAACTGGCGCTCGGCCAGCGCAACCAGGTGCTCGACGCCCTGGCCGGCCAGTGGCTGCCCGAGCATGCGGCCGTGGACATTCCGCTTTTGCCCAAGCGCCTGCGCGACTGGAAAAAAGGCGACAAGGCCGACGGCTACGAGCGCCTGGACATCCCGGCCGGGCCGCTGGCCCGGCAGAAGCGCTACATCCTCATGCTGTGGTGCCTGCTCGGCTACGAGCCCAAGGGCCTGGACAGCCGGGCGGCCAAGCAATTCGGGGTGGAAAAGTTCGCGTGGTTGTCCGACCCGGCCGCCCTGGCCACCTTGGCCAAGGACCTGTGGTCCCGGTGCCGCAAGGCCGGCATCGATCCCGAGCCCACCGAGGCCGGCGGCACGCGGCACACCATGGCCATGGCCAAATGACGCATGGAGTCAGCCGAACGCGAGGCGTTGCGGGCCGCCATCCTGGCCCGCCATCGGAGCATCTACGCGTACTGCAAGGCGACCGGCGTCACCAAGTCGGTGGTGCTGCAAGTGCTGGACGGGCGCTACCCGGGCAACGTGGCCCGGCAAACGGCGCGTATCCGGGCCGCCCTGGCCGACACGCCGCCAACAGAGGTGGGGCACGAGCCCCCCTCGCTGACAGCGATCTACGAGGCCCTGGGGCGCGTGGCCTGCTCCCGGTGCCGGGTCACGGACAAACGCCGGTGCAAGAGCTGCCGGGCGCTGTGGGAGCGGCAGGCGGCCGAAGTGGCGGCTCTGTATGCGGTGGCCGCAATATCTCAAATTGGTTGATACGACAGGCGAGGCCATGAGCGAGAAGCGCCAAAAATCGACAACGATTTTGCTCCGAAACCAGGGCAAGACGATCAAGCTGGAGCTGTTCCCGGCGTCGGCCTGGGGCGGTCCTGCCGACGCCTGCCGGGTACGCATGGACGGCTGTTGGTACAACCCGGCGGGCGAGCGCCATGAATTTTTCACGCCGGCCGGCTTGATGGGGGTGCTCTTCCGCCTGTTGGCCGACCAGGAACCGCTCCAGGATGCGCCCAATCCGCCGTATCGTCGCGGTAACCGGGTGTCCGTGCCCACAGGACGGATAGGCCCTGATGGAGCGCCTGCCTACGAAGGGACGTGGCTGGCCGGTGTGCCGATCCTGGGCATCGACGGCCGCTGGTGGGCTCCGGTGGTCGGCCGTGACGAACCTGTGCCCCTGGATACCGTGAGGAGGCGATTATGAGCGGGGTCTTTGACGATCTGCTGCGGCTGTTGTCCCGGGGGTGGGTGCCGTATTACGGTCGGGTCGAGGGACGCGTGTATGAGCAGTTGGGGTGCGCCAAGTCGCGTCAGGCCCGGTGGATGGTGCGTGATGGTATGTATGTCTGCCTGGGTTGCGGCAAGCGGTGCAGTCTGGCCAATCCTGCCGGGTTCGAACTCTTGTTGCCGGTGACGAAGAGGACAAGGAATTTCGTTTATGCGGCTTTACCCGCCGTTTCCGCGCACGATCTACTGACGAAAAAAATGCTGCTTACAGTTCCCGAGGTGTCCTTTATTTTGAGTATAAGTGATCGGAAAGTGTACGAATTAGTAGATGAAGGGCGGTTGGAGCGTCATCCCGATCTGCCTATTCGTGTCACGGCCGAAAGTGTACGGCGTGAGGCGGCGCGGCTCAAAGAGGGGTAGCGAGACAGTTGATTGCCCTCTTAAATAGCGTATACGTAGAATCCGAGTTGTTATTTCTTATGTTTCTTTCGTATTATTATTTGACTAGAGTCACATGTTTGCATGAATAATTCCTTCCGGTTCTTTTCTTGCTCTTTCTTGATTACGTCATGACTTTGACGGCATAATATCGAGTCTGCCGCTTCTTTTGACATCTTTTTTTTGATAATATAGACAATATTACTTTGACATTTGCATTTATTGCACGGATAATTATTCCTAAATTTTCTATATATAATACGAAAATTTGTATCCAATTGGAATATATTTTTTATATATTCCAGACTAATATTATTTGTGTGTTTGCAATGTTTACATACGACAAACAGCCCATCAATAAAATCTTGAATAAAATACAATGACAAAGAAAAATCAACCCTAAATTCATAAGGCCTTTGGCGTGTATGTTCTTTTGTGTAATTATCATTACAGACAGACCACCGTTGAAAATTTCGAGAAACTGTTTTGTAGGCCATTTATTACCTCAATAAAAGATAGTATTATAAGACAACTCCATTGCTGGCGCTCAATCAACAATTTCGACATAAGATAATCAGTAAAATCGGAGCCAATGCTCACCATAGAATCTGTCGATTATATTTTTAATATAAGTTATGCGTTGATTGGCCATGGGTCAAGGGGCCTTAGCGCTGAAGGCACCCTCTTAGATGAAAATGCCTAATATCACAGAGACACACTACCGCCTTTGTGTCTCCATTACGGGTGACGAATGAAATTCGGTCCACGCATCCCTTCCTTCAAAAAACGAATTGCCGCGCGCACGTCGCTGTCGCGCTATGTCCGGCACTCGCTCGGTCTCAAGGCCCCGCGCGGCTGGGGCTGGATCACCAACCCCAAAAAAGCGGCTTATAATCGGGTGTACAACCGCACAACATGGGGCTGTCTACTCCCTGTGTTGCTGGGCCTTTTGCTGGTGGCGCTCTTTGGCGGATGGGCACTGGCCGCCAACACCGAGACCACCCAGCCCAGGGACGCCAAGCTGTACGACCGCTCGGGACGGTATCAGGGCCGGGTCACGTCCAATGGCCACGGCCAAGCCAAGACCTACGACAAGTCCGGCCAGTATCAGGGAAAGGCCGTACGCCAGGGCAACACCATCAAACTCTATGACAAGTCCGGCCATTACATCGGCCGGGTTAATACTCGATAACGGATTAATCCGGATTATCCCGCAAGCCTCGCGTCGTCTGCTCCCACCCGTATCTCTTTGCCGCTAGCGTAGCGGCATGCAACGCATCAGATACCCCCAAGCGATTGTCGTCCTTGTGCTCCTGCTCCAGGTCGCCGGCCTCCCGGCGGCCTGGGGCGCGGAGCCTGTGTACCACGAGTCCGTGGCCGCTGTGGTGGACCACGTCCACGACGGGGACACCATCATCGTGGCCGTGCCGTCCTGGCCGGCCGTGGTCTCGCCCATCCAGGTCCGCGTGGCCGGCATCGACACCCCCGAGCTGCATGACAAACGGCCCCCGATCCGCGCCCTGGCGCTCATGGCCCGGGATTGGGTGGCCGACCATCTGCCGGCCGGCGCGGCCGTGACCCTGCGCCGCGTGCGGCGGGACAAGTATTTCCGCCTGCTCGCCGACGTGGATGTGACGGTGGATGGCGAGACCCGCGATCTGGCCACGGAGCTGGTGCGACGCGGCTTGGCCAAACCCTATACCGGCCAGGGCGCAAAGCCCTGGTAAGGAGCCGATGATGCGACACGTTATCGGACTGTTGGCTGTGGTTGCCCTGGCCTCGACGCTCGCCGGCTGCGGCACCCTGGGCCCGACGTCGAACCCCTTGCCCGCGGCGTCCTTGGTGGGACCGGATACGGTAACGACCGATACGGCGACGGACACGACAGCCGCGCGCCTGGATGCCGGCATGCAGTGGCTGTGGGCGTCGGTGTCGGGACTGCGGGACAAGCTGGACGCCGTGGCGACCGTCGCACCTCATGCGGCGGAAGTCGTTGGGCAGAAGCTGGATAAGGCGCGGCAGGTGGTCGCGGACGTCGAGGCGGCGGCCAAGGCCGGCAACCTTGGGCACGCGCTGGTGCTGTGGACCAAAGCCCGGTCCGCCATCGGTACGGTGGCGAACATGGTCCAGGGGTTGGCCGCCACGAGCGCGGCGGGGGTGTAACTATGCAAACCGCCATCGATTTTGAGGGGCTTGTGGATACGCTGGTCGCCGCCCGCGACGAACTGCAACAGAGGCGTACCACCTCGGAGGCCATGACAGCCGCGCCGGTATCGGCCCCGACCCAGGACGCGCTGGTCGAGTCCATGGGTACCAGTTACCAGCTGCCGGTCGTGATCGTGCGCGCCATGGTGGAGCACGAGTCCGTGGGGGGCATCCCGGCCGCCATGCGGTTCGAGCCGGACTTCTATAAGCGGTACATTGAAGGGAAAACCCAGGATTTCCGCCCCGAGGGGTCTTCCTGGGATACCGAGCGCATCGGCCGCGCCATCTCCTGGGGGCTCATGCAGGTGATGGGCGAGACCGCCCGCGTCATCGGTTTCCGGGGTTGGTTCGGGGAGCTCCTTTTGCCCCAGGTCGGCCTGGAGTGGGGCTGCCGCTACCTGCGCCGGTTGGCGGATCGCTATCTGGCGGACGGTGGCTGGCCCACGGTCATGCGCGCGTACAACGGCGGCCCCGGCAACCGGCATCAAATGGACAGCCCGTACCCGGGCAAAATCCTGGCGCTGATCCCCGGCGGCGTCTGGCCCGAATAGCAAGGAGGCATCATGTCCGAGCAAGTCCCAGTCCAGGCGGCACCGGAAGTCGCACCCGCCGCCACGCCTTCGCCGGCCAGCCCGTTGGAGGCGATCCTGTCGGCCGCCATGACCCTGACCCAGCTGGTCGAGACACTTCAGGCGAATCTGGCTGCGCCCGCCCCGACGGCCGATTCGGCCCCGGTCGCGCCAGTGGTGGCGAAAGCTCCCGTCACGGCTGCTCCCGTGACCTCGGAACGCATCGGGGATATGGCCGCCACCGTGCTGGCGTCGCCCGTAGTCAGAACTTCCATCCTGCGATCCAGCCCCCTGTGGACCCTGCTGGGCACAGTGGCCACCCTGCTGGCCCAGGACCCGTTAGGGTTGCATCTGTCGCCCCTCACACAGGTATGCATCACCGGGTTGGCCGGTCTGTTTATGATCCTCTACATGCCCAAACACCCAACCCGCACCGGAGCCTGACATGGATCAATCGTTGGCGGCGACGCTGCTCAAACTGCTGGGGGCCATGGATGCGACCACGCTTGCCTATTTGGTGGCCCTGGTGACGCTGACGCCCATGGGACTCGTGGCGCTCATCGTGGCCTTTTGGCTTATCGAAGATCGCCGCCGGCGTGCCGATCTGGCTCGTTATCAGCGGGATATGGATCGTATCCTCAAGGCTTACGGCGACGATCTGCGCGTGGTGACCGGCTACTACAAGGACAACGTCAAACTGGTGGAGTCCTACGAATCATTGGCGCGAAGTCTCCATGATCAAGTCGTCCTTAATACCCAGATCATGCAGCGCCTCACCGACGCTATATGCAGTAACCAATTTTGCCCACTGGCTCGTATCAATAAGGGGGAAAGTCCCATGAAGGGGGCCTATTAAATGGACCTGGAACGCGCCGCCATGGTCGGTCAGCGTGCGGAAAAGGAATTGGCCGTCAAAAGTTTGATCCTGCGGATTTCCGGTCTGCGGGACTCTTTGCGGCTGCTGCTGCTCCCCACGCTGCCCGAGGACGCCCTCGACGATGAGCGCATCGCCGCCCAGGCCCTGGATCTGGCCCAAGCCGTGATCGATCTGCGGGGCGTGCGCGCCGAGATCGCCGTCATCAACCATCACCTGGGGCATTGATCCCATGCCCACTGTGGCCGGCGGACGCCGCGAGCATCCCATGGAGACCGTGGAGCGCGCCGAAGAGCTGTGGTGCGTGGACGGTCTCACCCTGGCGGACGTGGCCACGCGCACCGGGGTGGCCACATCGACCCTCAAGCGGTGGGCCGAGAAGTACGGCTGGCAGGCCAAGCGCGACGAGATACGCCAGTCCATGGCCGCCATCCGCGTGGACACCATCAAGCTCCGCGCCAAGCTCATCAAAAATTGTTTGGGCTCCATGCAGGCCATGGACGCCTTTGCCGTGGCCAAGATGGAAGAAGTGGCCATCAAGGCGGCCGAACTGGCGGACAAGCGGGCCGAGGCCGCGCCGCCGGCAATCGCGCCCATGCGCGAGATCGCCACCGAGGCCGACGCCGTGGCCGCCCTGGAAGAGGCGGTGGGGATGCGGCTTAACGCCATGCTGGCCAGCCCTGACAAGGTGACGCTGACGGCGCTTCGGGAGGTCAAACAAGTGCTCGATCTGCTCAAGGACATGCGGGCCGCCGCCGGCGCGGCCGCCAAGGACGGGGCCTTGGCTCCGGAGCGTGGCATCAGCGCCGCCACGGCCGAGCGCATCAATGAATTACTTGGGGGGCAGGCATGAGCGGTTTACTGTTGCCTTATCAAAACCGCTGGAACCGCGATGCCACACCGGTAAAGTTCTGCGAAAAATCCAGGCGCATCGGCTTGTCATACGGGGACGCCGCTCAGTCCGCCAAGTTGGCCGGCCTCATGAAAAGCGCCGGCGGCACGAATACCTATTACATCTCCTATAACAAGGAAATGACTGAAACCTACATCAAGGACGTGGGTTCCTGGGCCAAGGTGTTCAATTTGGCCGCCTCGGATTTCGAAGAAGTGGTCTTGGAGGACGAGTCGGACGTTCTGGCCTACCGCGTTCGGTTCGCTTCGGACAACCAGGTGGTGGCCCTTTCCGGCAGCCCCAGAAACCTGCGCTCCAAACAGGGGCGCATCGTCATCGACGAGGCGGCCTATTGCGAGGACCTGGAAGAACTTTTGAAGGCGGCCATCGCCCTGACCATGTGGGGCGGCAGCGTCGAGGTGATTTCGACGCACAACGGCGAGACGAATCCCTTCAACAACTACATCCTCGACATCCGCGCCGGTAAATTGCCCTACAGCCTGCACCGCATCACCCTGGATGATGCCCTTGGGCAGGGGCTCTATCAGCGCATCTGTCAGGTGCGCGGGCTCGTCTGGACGCCCGAGGCCGAAGCCAAATGGCGGCAAGAGCTCATCGATTTTTACGGCGACGGCTTGGAGGAAGAGCTTTTCTGCATCCCATCCCAAGGCTCGGGCACCTACCTGACCCGCCAAATGATCGAATCGTGCATGTCGGCCAACGTCCCCGTTTTGCGCTGGTCGCCGCCGGCGGACGATTTTGTGGACTGGCCCGAGGATCGTCGCTGGCGCGAGATGCAGGATTGGTTGGAGGCCGAGTTGGGGCCGATCCTGGTCAGCCTTCCCAGGGAAAGCCGATCGTATCTCGGCGAGGACTTCGGCCGCACCGGGGATTTGAGCGTCCAATGGCCCTTGCTCGAATTGCAGAATCTGATCCTGGCCACGCCGTTTGCGTTGGAATTGCGCAACTGTCCCTTCCACCAGCAGCGCCAGGCGCTCTTTTACATTTGCGACCGGCTGCCGCGCTTCTCCGGGGCAGCCCTCGATGCGCGCGGCAACGGCCAGTACCTGGCCGAAGTGGCCCGGCAGCAATACGGCCCGGAGGTCATCCAGGAGGTCATGCTGTCCGAGTCCTGGTACCGGGAGCACATGCCCAAGCTCAAGGCCGCCTTCGAGGACAAAACCTTCGTCGCGCCGAAGGATGCTCTCATTTTGGATGATCTGCGCGCCTTCAAGGTCGTCAAGGGCGTGGCCAGAATTCCCGACAAACGCACCGGGGGAAAAAAGGAAAAGCGCCACGGCGACGCCGGCGTGGCCGCCGCCCTGGCGGTCTTTGCCGCCAAGTGCATCGAGGCCGAGCCTTTCGAGGTCATCACGGCCGCGCCGTACCGTGCGACAACGCTTTTTCGGGGGTATCGATGAGCGCCAAAGGCTTGTGGATCAACGGCCGTGATTTTTTGGAGTTTGGCGAGGACAGCGCGTCCTCGGCCTTGCTCGGCGAGGTGGCCGTGCGCGACTCCTGGGAATCCTTTCTGGGCATCCTCCCGGACCCCGACCCCGTCCTGCGCAAATCCGGCGAGGATGTGCGCGTCCTGGCTGACTTGTCGGCCGACACGAAGGTCACGTCGTCCATCCAGGGCCGCAAGCTCAAGACACTCAATAAACGGGATTTCCGTTTTGTCCCGGGCCATGTCCAGGACGCCGAGCCCACGCCCGAAGCCCAACGCCTGTGCGACGAACTGGTGGCCGACCTGGAGCGGGTCAACCTCTACAATGTCTTTTCCGGTGTGCTTGATGCGCCGTACTTTGGCTACACCCCCCTTGAGCACCTGTGGCGGCCGGATGGTTCTGGCGGGCTGCGGCTCCAAGACCTGATCGCCAAGCCCTGGGCCTGGTTCACCTTTGACGGCGGCAACCGCCTGTGCTGGCGCGGTGAAACCGGCGTGACGGCCGTGCCGGTGCATCCGTACAAGTTCACCCTGGTGCAGCATTTCCCGACCTACGACAACCCCTACGGCCTGCGGCTGCTCTCCCGGTGCCTGTGGCCTGTGGCCTTCAAACGGGCCGGGACCGAATTCCTCATGCGGTTCGCCGAAAAATTCGGCCAGCCCTGGATCGTGGGCGAAGCGCGCAATGGCGCACAGGCAGCCGAAAAGCAGGAGATGGCCCGAGCGCTGTCGGGCATGATTCACGACGCCGTGGCCGTAGTGTCCGGAGGCAGCAAAGTGACGGTCCACGAGACCACCGGCAAGGCCGGCGACCTGCACCCGGCCATCATCGCCCTGTTCGACGGGACTATTGCCCAGCTCCTCCAAGGGCAGACGCTCACCTCCGACATCGGCGATCATGGCAGTTACGCCGCCGCCAACACCCATTACGCGGTGCTCGGGGATTACGCCGCCGCCGACCAGACGCTCATTGAGACGGCCATGACCGATCTGGCCTGGACCTATGGCCAGGTTCGGGCGCCAGGCGTGCTGACGCCTGTCTTCGAGTTCGTAACTCCCGAGGACCGCAAGGCCCAGGCCGACGAGGCCAAATCGCTGTATGACGTCGGGGTCCGCTTCCGGGCGGTCTATTTCGAGCGTCGTTTCGGCCTGGCTCAAGATGAATTTACCCTGCCCGACGAGGGTGGTCAGGGTGGCTCCGGCGACACCGCCCCGGCCTTTGCCGCCGCGCCGGCCGGTACGGCCTCGCCGCACACGGCCGCCCAGCAGGCCGTGGAGGATCTGATTGCCCGCAGCCTACCGGCGGGCAAGGCGGCTTTGGAGTCCATGGCCAGCGCGATCCTGGAGCTGGTGGCCAAGGCCGAGACGCCCGAAGATCTGGAATTGCTCCTGGCCGAAGCCTGCCCGGAACTGGGAGGCGACCTCGAAACAGCCCTGGAAGCCGGGTTGCTGGCCGCCGATCTGACCGGCCGCTATGCCGTCACCAAGAGGCCTGACGGTGCTTAAACCGCTGGTCGAGTCCAAGCCGCTGCCCCCAAAGGGGGCCATGGCCTTTTGGGATGGCAAGGTCTCACTCACGAAAAGTGAGTGGAACGCCCTGACGGATGAACAGAAGACCCGGGCGTTTTGCGTGGCCGGGCTGGCCAAGGGCGATCTGCTGGATGCCGTCCGGACATCCCTGGGGGATGTGCTCAAGGATGGCCAGACGTTCGAGGGCTGGAAAAAGGGCGTGGCCGCCCAAGGCTTGGCCGGGCTCGGCTTTAGCGACATCCGGCTGGAAACGATCTTTCGCACGAATCTCCAGTCGGCCTATCAGGCCGGCCGGTACGCCCAGATGCGACGGGTAGCCCAGGATCGGCCATACTGGCGCTACACCGCCGTCAACGATTCCCGCACCCGCCCCACCCACCGGGGCATGCACGGGCTGGTCTATCCCGTGGATCACCCGTTTTGGGACACGTACTATCCGCCCAACGGCTACCGCTGCCGCTGCTCAGTGCAGTCCTTGTCCGCCGACCAGGTCAAGGCCCGGGGCTACGAAGTGCAGACCGCGATCCCGGAAATGGTCACCTACAAGGACCCGACCACGGGCTTTGAAACCGAGACGCCGCTGCATCCGGACCAGGGCTTTGCCGGCAACGTGGGCAAGGACTGGTTTGCCGGGCTGGCGCCCGAGGAGCTGGACGCGGTTATTCGGCCGCTGGCCACCCGGGCCGTGTGCCGGGATGGTGGCGGCCCGGCCTTTGCCGCCAGCGGAGACGCCTGCCGGCCGCCCCTGGCCAGCCTCGACGCCAAGCACGTGCTGCCCGTGGCCGGGGGGGACATCCTCAAGAAGGGGCTGGCGCCCGAGGACTACGTCAAGGCGTTCCTGGGAGAGTTTGGGCTGCCGGGCCTGGATACTTCGAAGGTCATCACGCTGCCCGGCGTCAAACTGCCGGTGGTCATCGGCAAGGGCTTTTTTATCGACAGACGCTCAGGGGCGTGGAAGGTCGATAAATCGGGCCGGGCTCCCTTTGTCCGGCTGTTGGCCAGGACGCTGCAAGACCCTTACGAAATCTGGAATGTACCGGTCGAAATCAACGGCAAGCGTTCGCCCGAGCTGCGTTTGATCCGGCTTTTTGCCGGCCCGTCCGGCCGCATTGGCGGCTATGTCGTCTTTTCGCTACTGCGGGGGCGGCGGGCCTGGACGGCGACCACGGCCTACACGCCTAAAATCGAGGTCAACGAAACCGTCATGTTGCGGTATCTGGAAGAGCACCGGGTGGGGACGCTGTTGTATCGGGAACCGTGAAAAGTGTCGCGGGCACTCCTGAGTGGCAGGCCCCAGGAGCGAACGGCCGCCTCCCAATCCCCCTGCCGGGGCGACTGACGCCGTCCATCCCCGCGATGCCGAGGCATCATATATATATAGCCCAGTCGGCCGGGGTCAAGCGCCGATTAGACCTCTCCTAGACCTACCCGCGTCCACCGTCTCCTCGCGGTCTTCCCCGGTCACGACATGCACCGCGCGGGCTCCCACGAATCTTAGACCTAAATTAGACCTAGGATTATACCGGGATTATCCTACCTCTCCCCCCAAACGCGACCCGATGCAGGGATGGGGCTCGAAAACCGCGCACGCCTCGCGTCACCGCATGGTCGCTTCCGATCCCCTCGGGGCATAGTCGCTTCCATGAACGAGCCCTGGAACGAAATCGCCCGCGCCGGCACCTGGACCGCCATGTCCGGCCAGGCCGTGACCCTGACCGAGGGTGACCTTGCCCGGATCGTGGCCGGCTTTTCCGCCGAAGACCCCGACGGTGCTCCTTTGGTTTTCGGTCATCCGTCCATCGACGCCCCGGCATACGGCTGGGTCGCCGGCCTGCGCCGCGATGGGGACCGGCTCTTGGCCGCCTTCCGCGATGTGCCCGAGGCGGTCAAATCCCTGGTCTCTGCCGGCCGGTATCGCAACGTCTCGGTCAAGCTGTCGCCGGACAAGAGCAAGCTGATCCACGTGGGGCTGCTGGGGGCCGTGCCCCCGGCCATCCCCGGCTTGGCACCGGTCAAGTTCGCGGATGGGGACGGGCTCACCATCGAATTTTCAGGAGGAGACATGACCGAACTGGAGAGGTTGCAGGCTGAAAACGCCTCGCTCAAGTCCCGGTTGGCCAACGGCGAAAGCGCGGCCCGGGTCAAGGAATTGGAAGCCGACGTGGCCACGGCCAAGGATGCCAAGGCCAAGGCCGAGGCCAAGGCGGCCGAGACCGAAAAGGCCTTTGCCACCCACCGGGCGGCCGAGGCCGACAAAGCCCGGGAGGTTCGGTTCGACGCGCTGGTCAAGGCCGACAAGGCCACGCCCGGCGAAAAGGCGTCGGTGCTGGCCTTTGCCAGGACACTGAGCACGGCGACCGGCGAAATCGAGTTCGCCGCTCCCGACGGGCAGCCCGCCAAAGTCTCCCAGGAGGAGGCCTATTGGCGTGGCCTGGAGGCCCGGCAGCCCCAGGGCTTGCTTCACGAGTTCGCCGCGCCGGGCGTCGACCAGAAATCCCCGACGCCCGGAACCATCCCGGCCGACCTGACCAAGTACATGTAAGGAGCGGAAATGAAAGCTCGATTTGGAACGTTTGCGTACGACGATCAGCGCGCCCGTGGGGGCGGCCATCCGCCGGTCCTCGTGTCCCGCGCCCTGGCCGCCGATCTGGGTGAGCTGCCGGCCGGGCTGCTCCTGGCCAAGGGCGCCGCCGGCGCCGTGCCCTACGTGGAGGTCGCGGCCGAAGTGGTCGGAGCCGGGAATGGGGCGCTCAAAGACTTCTCCGGCACGCTGGTCAATGCTCCGGTGCTTCCCGGCTCCGTGGCTATCTCCGACGGCGTCGAGGCATTTGCCGACGACGGCAGCGGCCGGCTGGTCGGCAGCGCCGGTGGTGTCGGGGCCGTTCATTACGGCACCGGCGCAGTGAGTGTCGCGTTTGAGGCCGCTGTGGCCAACGGGACCAACGTCACGGCCGCCTACGCCAACCACCTCGACGGCGTACTGGATGAGCCGGCGGACACGGACGTGTCCAGCTCCGGCCTGGTCGTGATCCACGGATCGGTGCGGGGCGACGTGCTCAAAGTCGGCGCGACGGCCCAGGCGTCCCCGTCCGCCGCCACCCTGGCCCGGCTGCAAGCGGCCGGCATCTTCGCCGATTAGGGAGCAACCATGATCAATTTACGAGGGCTTTTCACGCGGGATGCCATCATCCGCTATATCACCTCCCTGCCGGTGCTCAAATCGCCGTGCATGGACATCATCTATATGGATCGGCCGCAGCATGGCCTGCCGGTGCTTGGCGCCGACGACGTGGGCCAGGTGGCCCAGCCGCTGCCCGTGATCCGGCGGGGCGCGCCGTCCATCCCGGCCGTTTCCGAATCGGGCGTGATCGCCACCTTCGAACCCATGCCGATCCGGACCCACAAGATGGTGACCGGCGCGGACCTGCTCAATCTGCAAATGCTCACCGGCGACGGGCAAAACGCCTGGGCACAGCAAAAGACCGACCTGCTGCGCCGTGGTGTGCGCCTGACCACCGAGGCGCTGTGCGCCCTGTCCCTGGGGGGAACCTATTCCTGGCCCATGGCCCTCGAAAACGGCGGGTTCGAGGCCTACGTTGTCGAGTTCGGCGATGTCCTTTCCGTGGTGCCGGAGGAGACCTGGGACGCCGATGGCGTCAAGCTCAAAGACGTGTTCGAGCTGCTTTCGAACATGCAGGAAGCCATCCAGGACAACGGATATGGCGGCACCGTGGAGGTCTGGGCCGGCCGCAAGGCTTACGGCGCGCTCTTCGCCATCGCCGAAGCCACGACCTCAACGGCCAAGTTGCAAGTCGAGATCACCGGGGCCGGCATCAACGTGGGCGGGTTCCTGGTCAAGCGTCGCTCCGAGCGGCTGCGCAATCCTCAGACCAAGGCCATGGTGCCTGTGGTGGCGGACAAGGTGGTCAAGATGATCGCCACCGACGCCGGTCACAAGCTGCCGTACTGCGCCCTGGACGATCTGGACGCCAAGCTCCAGCCCATGCCGTTTTTCGTCAAGCCCATCAAAAAAGACGACCCCAGCGGCTACAAGCTGGTGGCCGAGTCCAAGCCGTTTCCGGTGCCCAACATCAAGGGCATCTGCGACGCCACGGTGGTGGCCTAAGGACCTCCGGCCATGAGCGCCTATTGCACCACGGATGACCTCGAAAGCTACGTGCTGCCGGCCTACTTGACCTCGGCCGAGGGATTGCGCCCCGGCATCCGTGCCAGGCACATCGGGCAAGTTTCGGCCGAGATCGATGACGCGCTGGCTCCGCTCTATCAGGTACCGCTGTCTCCGATTCCGGCAACGGTCAACCGCGTGTGCGCCGTGCTGGCCGCCTACCGGGTGATCGGCGAAATCACCACCATCGTCACCGAGGACGGCACCACCAAGAACGAGTGGATTCCCCTGCAAGGGCTCGAAAAGCAGGCGCGGACCGACCTGGATGCCATGCGCGCGGGCAAATCCGGCTACGGCCTGGACGGCTACGAACTGGTCGACCGGGCCGTGATCGTGAAAAGTGGCCGGCCCATCTTCGGCGACCGGTTCTGGCGGGAGCGGTACTGATGGCCGGCACCAGCTTCATGATGAACCTTGGGCCGATCATGGCGGCCATGGGCACGGCCATCGGCGAGGTAGCCGACACCCAGCGGCTGGCCGAGAACATCGGCGAAGCCCTTGTGTCCGGCACCCATGACCGGTTCGAGGCCGGCAAGGCCCCGGACGGCAGCGATTGGGCACCCAACAAGCGCGGCGGCCAGCCCCTGGTGGATACCGGGCGTCTTAAAAACTCCATCGGCTACGAGGCGTCGCCGGAAATGGTCGTGGTCGGCACGGCCGACGTTCGGGCCGGCACACACCAGTTCGGCGCGCCCAAGGGCTCCTACGGCACCAGCAAGCGCGGCGGCCCTGTGCCCTGGGGCGACATCCCGAAGCGGGCGTTCATCGGTATCTCGGAAGCGGACGAGCAGGAGGCCCAGGCCTGCATGGTGCGCCATGTCGGCCGGGCCTTTGGCAAGTGAGCGCGGGTATCAGGCAAAATGAGATCGCTTGCGGAGTCCATCATCACCACGGCGGCCGTGGCCGCCGGCGTGCCGGAGGCCAATGTCATGGCCGAGCCGGACAAGCAGCGCACGGCCATCATGCCCAAGCCGCGCCTGGAAATCGCCTGGCTGCCCGAGGAGCTGACGCGCGACCGCCGGCGCCTGGCCCGGCTGCCCCGGCCGGCCGCCAAGGAAGAGGACACGCATTGCCGCATGCGCTGGGTGGTCTACCGCCGCACGTTGCGCGGCCGGCTGACGCTCCGCACCGAGGACGGCGACAGCCTGGAGACCATGAGCCTGGCGTTTCTGCTGGCCCTGCCCAAGCAGATGCCCGACGCGGATGGCAACCTGGTCACCATCAAGGCGGATAAGGCGGCCCTGGGCGGTTTCTTGACCCGCATCGCCGAGCCGCTGCCGGAAAGGTCCTGTGCCATCCACGTGGCCTTTGCCGGCTACCTCTGCCGGGATGAGTCCAAACCCTGGATCAAGGAAGTGCATTTCCAAGACCCGGTAACATTTAAAGGAGTTCCTGATGGCGGAGAGTGAACAACAAGTCATCGATGCCGCAGACGTGGGCGATATCTCGTCAATTATGGGCGATTCCGACGCAGCCACGACCGAAACGGCCGCCACGGCGGCCACGGACGAAACCGAAACCGCCAGCACGGCCACAACCGCGACCGAGGGGGCGACCATGACCGAGACCACCGTGACCAGCCAGACCGCCAGCACGGCCACGGCCGAAGCGGACGAACTGGTCGACGTCGAGACCTTGGGCAAGGACCTGCCGGCCTGGAAACTGGCCGGCGTCATGCGCCACAACCGCTGGGCCAGCGGTAAGGCGCTCACCAAGACCGCGTTTGAGGCCGCCGTGGCCACCTTCGAGGGCCGGCCGCTGGGCGGCGGGAGGTAACACATGGGCCAGCTCCACGACGTTTTTGAGTATATCGTCGACGGGACCAGCGGCCTTACCCCCGGGGACGTCTCGGGGCAGGCCGTCATCGCCGGCGTGTGCTCGGCCGGCACCGTCGGCAAACTCTATTACCTGGGCAAGTCCTCCGACCTCGAGGACCTGCTCGGCGTCGGCCCGCTCGTGGACGCCTTGCGCGACATCTTCGCCACGGCCGGCCAGGACGCCGTGGTGCTGGCCTGTCCCGTTACCGGCCAGGACGGTGGCTACATCACCGACGTGGTCCACACCGGCGAAGGGCCGGACGCCACGGTCTCGGGCTACCCGGCGCTCAATGCCGACGTGATCTGTCAGATTGTGGCCGGCGGCGCGCTCGGCACGGCCACCTACAAGCTCTCCCTGGACAACGGCGTGACCTACGGCGACCCGGACACCGTGGCGGTAAGCGGGCAAATCCCCTGCGGGGCCACCGGGGCCACTCTTGTTCTGGGCGAGGGCGACCAGGTCGCCGGCGACACCTACAAGGTGGACGTACGCACGCCCATCGGTCCCATCAGCCTTGTGGGCACCGGTCCGGACATTACGGCCTCGGGCACGCCGCTGGCCGCCGCCCAGGTGTCCCTGGTCATCACCACCGGCGGAGCCCGCAACGAGGGGCAATACGAACTGTCCGTGGACGGCGGCGACAACTACGGCAACACCAAGACCATCCCCGTGGACGGCCAGATTGCCGTGGGCTCCACCGGCGTCACCATCGCCATGCCGGTGGGCACGTATGTCGTCGGCGACACCTACACCTTCGAGATCCTGGCCCCGGTGCCCACGGTGGTCAACGTCATCGACGCCATCACTCTGCCCCTGGAAACGGTGGACCCCGAGTTCATCTACGTGGTCGGCCCCTCGGATTCCACGGACTGGGCGTCGCTGGGCGCGCTCATGGACACGGAGTTTTCCAAGCACCGGCCCAAATTCGTGATCTGCGAGGCGCGTCAGCCCCAATCCGATGAGGACATCGACGACTGGGTCACGGCGCTGATCCAGGAGCGTGACGGGTACAGCCATCGGTTCGTGTGCGTGGTGGCAGCCTGGGGCGAGATATCCGACTCCCTTGGCTACACCAAGCAGCGCAACGCCGCCGGCCTGGTGGTGGGGCGCGTGCTGTCCATCCCCGTCATGCGGGCCATCGGCCGGGTGCGCGACGGTGCCGTGTCCCAGCTCGGTCTGGCATCGACTTATACCGAGGCCCACGTGGCCCTCCTGGAGGCCAACGGCTACATTCCGGCCAAGCGGTATGCCAGCCTTGAGGGAACCTACTGGGGCGAGGCGCTCACCATGGCCGACGACACTTCGGATTATCAATGGATCGAGGTGCTGCGGGTGGTGTTCAAGGCCCTGCGCCTTCTGCGCATTCAGGCCCTCAAAAGTATGTACGACGAGGTGGGGGACCCCTTGGCCGAGGGAGGAGCCGCCGGCCTCGCTTATCTCCAGGCCAATCTCGAAAACGCACTCAACACCATGGTCAAGGCCGTCCCGCAAGAGCTGGCCGGCCACGTGGTCAACATTCCGTCGGGCCAGGACATCGTCAATAACGGCGTGGCCTGCGAGATCACGCTCATCGGCATCCCGATCATCCGCAAAATCAAGCTGTACGCCAGCTACGTCTATGCCGGTTCGGATTTCGATCCGCGCCTGTCTGACACGGCAACGGCGTAGCGAGGAGGAACCATGGCCATCAACGGCAACACCTACGATTGGGAGAGCGTGACCATCCAAGGGCCGCAGGGCGTATTCGTGGATGTGCAGGAGATTTCCTACAAAGACGAGCGCCCCATAGAGCCGACCTACGGCAAGGGTTCCATCCCGCAGGGGTACGGAAGGAAGAACTACAAGGCCACCGGCAGCCTGACCGTCCTGCGCACCGAGTTTGAGGCGTTGCGCCAGGCCTGCGGCGGCTCGATCTACACCCGGCAGACCGTGTCCATCACTGTGGGTTACGCCAACGATGACCAGGACACGGCTGTGGACACCCTTCCGTCCATCCACTTCACGACCTCCGATACCAGCCCCAAACAGGGCGAGGAGAAAATCGAGGTCAAGCTCGATTTCGTGATCCTGTCCCCCATCAAGTGGGGCGGTGTGCCCGCCTACGCCGATACCGGAGCCACCGGCAATTAACCGCTAACCGCCAAAGGAGCATTCATGCCCGAAATCGCCAACACGACCACCGCCGCGACCACCGCGACCCCGTCCACGGCTACGACCGCGACGTCCAACGACACGGTCAAGGCCTTGGAGCTGTCGCACAGCTTTACGGACTTCGAGGACAAGGAACGCTCGGCCACCTACCATTTCCGGCGTCCGACCCGACCGCAGATATCCCGGTCCCAAAGCGCCATGCGCAAGGACGCCATGGCCGCCTTGCGCACGCTGTGCCTGGACTGCGTGGTCGCCGAGGAAAAGGACAAGCTCAAGGCCGACCTGGAGGAATACGAGGGCCTCGCCGGAACCTTCGGCAACGAAATCCTCGGCCGCGTCGGTTTCGGCGAGCTGGGAAAGTAATCCGCGCCGCCTCGGCCGAGTTGGCCGGGGACGGCGCCGAACAACTGGCGGTCCTGGTGCGGTACTGGCTGCGCCAGGACCCGGCAGACGACCTGAGCGACTTCGTGGCCCAAGCGGCCCGGGCCAAATGGCTGGAAGACCGGATGTGGCAGACGTTCGCGGAGATCATGAGCAAGGTCATGGGAGGGAAATAGATGGGCAACGCAGTGTTTTCGGTCCAAGCCATCATGACCTTGCAGGACCTCATTTCCGGCAAGCTGACGGCCATTGCCGGCAAGCTGGCTGCCACCGGCCGTGAGGCCGCCGCCCTGGGCGTCAGGATGGCTGCCCTGGCCAGGGCCATGCTGCCCCTGGTGGCTGTCGCCGGACTTGTGCTCGGCGGCCTGACCGCCGCCGCCCTGTCCACGGTCAAAACCCAAAAGGCGCTCGGCGAGCTGGCCTCTGTGGGCGTCCAGGATATGCGAGCCATGGAGAGCGCCGCCACCGCGTTCTCAAATGCGTTTTCCGGCACCACCAAAGCCGAATTTATCGCCGCCGCCTATGACATTAAATCCGGCATCGCCAGCTTATCCGATGCCGGCGTTGCCGCCTTTACCGATCTGGCCGCCCTGACCGGCAAAGCGACCAAAAGCACTGTGGACGTGATGACCAGCCTTTTTGCCACGGGCTACGGCATCTACAAGCAGAGCTACGCCCAACTGTCCGACATGCAGTTCGGCGAGCTCTTTTCGGCGGGCATCGCGTCCAGCGTCCAACAGTTCAAGACCACGGGCTCCCAGATGGCCGGCGCCATCAGCCAGATGGGCGCTTCGGCCACCAGCGCCAAGGTGCCCATGCAGGAGCAGCTCACGATCCTGGGCATGCTGCAAGCCACCATGAGCGGCAGCGAGGCCGGCACGAAATATCGGCAGTTCATCGCCACGGCGGCCAAGGCCGGCGGCGACCTCAAACTCAAATTTCTGGACGCCAACAAGCAGCTCAAATCCATGCCGGCGATCCTCGGCGAGCTGCACCGCAAGTTCGGCGATACCCTGGACGCCACGGAAAAGCTGCAAATCAAAAAGGCCTTCGGAAGCGAAGAGGCCGTGGCCCTCATCGACCTGCTCTACAACAAGGTCGGGGACCTCAATGCCAACATCAAGGCCGTTGGCGGGGCCATGGGCCAGGGGCGTGGCTTTACCCTGGCCATGGCGCAGACCATGAACCGGGACCTGGGGGCGTCCATCCAGCGGGCCGGGCAGCGGCTGCACAACCTGGTCGAAATCATCGGCGGCATGTTCGCGCCTATCCTCAAAGGCGTTATCGACAGCGTTTCGGCCTTCGTACTGGTGTTGCAAAAGGGGGCGACCTGGTTGGCCGACTCCGGCTGGGGGAGCGCCATTGTCGGCATCGTCGCTGGCCTGTCGGCCCTGGTCACTGTCTCGGCCGCTGTGGCCGCCGGGATGTGGGCCATGACCATCGTCGGTCCTGTGGTCACGGCGGCGCTGGCCCCGCTCGGGGTTGCCCTTGGGGCGCTCGGCGCGCCGATCCTGGCCGTACTTGCCGTTATCGTCGCCCTGACCATGGCCTGGAAAACCAATTTCGGCGGCATGCGCGATACCCTCATGGGCTGGTGGGACAATATCTCGCTGGTCTTCCGTGGGGTGTCGGCCGTGTTCGCCAGCCTGTCCGGCTCGACCGGTGAGCTTCGGGGGCAGCTTGCCCGGGACATCCAAGCCAAGGGGCTGCTCGGGCTCGTGACATCGGTGGGTAAGATCGTCTTCCGTATCCGCCAGTTTTTTGTCTCCCTGTGGGACTCCGTGCGCGACAGCACGAAAAGTCTTGGAGCCATCTTCGCGCCGCTGGCCAGCGCCTTTGATCCCCTCTTCAATGCCCTGGCTCCCCTCGGGGGCGTAATTAAAAGCCTTCTGGGCTTGGGGGTGGATTCCAAGCTGTCCTCCTGGGGCGCGGCCGGCCGGTTGGTCGGGGAGGCTTTTGGCACGGCCATGCGCATGATCGCCATGGGCATCCGCATGGCCCTGGTGCCGCTCCAGCTTTTCGGGGCGCTTCTCGGGTATGTCATCGGCCTGTTTACCGGCCAGGGCGGCACGCTGGCCGACCTGGAGGCCTCGCTCGGCAATATTTTTTCCGGGATATGGCAATCGGGCCAGGCCGCGTTCCCGCAGATTACGGCAGTCCTGGAAGCGATCGGGACGGCGGTTGTGACCAAGATCGTCGGCCTGGCTACCGAAACCGTAAATGACCTAGCGATGATCGGACAGTCCCTCGCCAATTGGTTTTCCGGTCTGTCTCCCGTGGCCTGGATCACCAATGCCTTCGCCGGCGTGGGCGCGGCCATATCCGCCGGTTTCGAGCAGGTGCGGCAATTTTTGGCGGGCATCGATCTTTCCGCCGCCGGCGCGGCCATCATGCACACGCTGGTGGCCGGCATCAAATCCGCAGCGGGGGCGGTCTGGGGCGCGATCAAAGGCGCGTTTGCCGGCGCCGCCAAGCTCATCCCGCACTCGGACGCCCCGGAAGGCCCTTTCAGCACGCTGACCGCCAGCGGTCGCGCCATCATGACCACCATGGCCACCGGCGTCACGGCCGCCGGACCACGCCTGGCCCGGGCCACTTCCGCCGCCATGGCCGGAGCCGCCCTGACCCTGGCCAGCCCGATGCCGGTGCCGGCCATGCAGCCCATGGCCATCGCGTCTCCGGACGCGCCGGCGCTGCCCGACCTGACCGCCACGGCATCCTGGAGTGTGCCCCAGCCGGACGTGGTCGTGCCGGCTCCGACCTCGGACCAGCCGGCCTCTGGCGGCGCCCGCTCCGGACAAGGTTCCGCCGGAGGCTCGCGCATCGTTATCCAGTCCCTCAATGTGACCCTGCCCAATGTCCAGGACGGCGAGGGCTTCAAACGCGAGCTGCAACGCCTCGTGGAGCAGTACGATGCCTGATTACGACGGCTATCTGACCCTCGAGGATGGCGTCCTCAAACTGGGCGAGACCGCCATCCCGGGTGTGCTGGTCAACAGCAACATCATTTGCGACGTCAAATTCGATGAGGCGCAGTCCGACCAGCTTTCGGGCAAGAAAAAGACGCCCATGGGCTGGGAGGACGCCGAGATCGATTTCGATTTCAGGCTGATTTCGGACGATGACGGCGACTGTTACGACAAGCTGACCCAGGTCAATGCCCTGTTCAAGGGCTACGGCGACAGCGCTGCCCCCAAAATCCTCACGGTGCTCAACCGGCACATCCAGGCCCGAGGCATCGACCAGGTCGTCTTTAAGACACTGGCCAGCCGCGAGACCAACCGGAATGACACCATCGTGGTGTCGCTGCATTTCGTGGAGCATGTTCCGCCCATCGTCCAGGCCGAGGAGCGCGTGGTCAAGTCCGACCAGGCCAAAACCTCTTCCGGCTCGGCACCGTCCGTCAACCCGGCCAATGCCGATGATTATACGATCCCGGTGGATGTGGGATGATGACTGTCCCCAGCCAGGGCGCCGACCGGGGAGCGCGCACCATCGACGGCATCCGCCTGCACTTTTTCGTGGGGGGCGTGGGGTACCCGCGCTGTCCGCATTGTTGGATCGAAGCCCGGCGCGGCACGCCCCTGTCCCGGGCCGGCCTGACCCTGCCCGATCCGCTCGGCGCCGAGGCCAAACGCCTGACCAAGGGCGCGGCCGTGGAAATCCGGCTGGGCTATCGCGGCGACGAGCCGGCCGTATGGACCGGCACCGTCGAGTGGGTACGGCCCGGCACCATCGACCAGATCGAGGTCGGGGCGGCGGGCGGCGAAAAAGCCCTTTCCACGGCGCGCATCACCCAGGCCTGGCAAAGCGAATCCCCAGACCGCATCGTGCGCCACGCCATCGAGGCCGCCGGCCTGACCGTGGGCCGCATCGACGCCCCGGCCGGCGTGATCCTGCCGCGCTTTATCGCCTCCAATATCAGTCCTCGGGACGTCATCGAGCAGGTGGAGCATTCCTGCCGGCGCGCCTACGGCCAGGACATGGCCGGCTGGCGACTGTGGATGGATGCATCCGGCGCGGTCAATTGGGGCGATTTCGAGGATGCAAGCGGCCAAGGATTCGTGGCCGCCAGCGACGGCAACCTCATCACCCATTCCCCGGCCACCGATGCCCAGGGCCAGGGCCTGGTCCAGACGTTTCTGGCTCCGGCCGTCTGGCCCGGACAGACCTTCACACTCAAGGACAACAGGCGCGGCACCAATCAGACCCTGCGCGTTCTGGGCGTGCGCCATGACATCCAGGGCGTGTCCGCCCGGACCTGGATCACCTACGGAGTGGAACATGCCAAATACTGATCCCGCTCCGGACCTGCGCGAACTGCTGCGCCGGGTCATTGAGCTGGCCCAGCCCAACCTGCGCAAGTATTTCCGCCTGCCCCGTAAGGGACAGATTGTCACGGCTTATAAATCCGACGGCACCTATTACGCCGACGTGCAGCCACTCACCAACGATGGCAGCCCCGATCCGGACGAGCCCATGTATCCCAAGCTGGACCTGCCCGTGATTTGGGGCGGGGCCAACCGGGGTGTGGTCTGCCCGCCCAAGGCCGGCACGCCCTGCGTCATCGGCTACTACGACGGTGATCCCAATTTTCCCTTCATCCAGGACCTCCGCTGGACGGCGACGCCCGAGGCCGAGCTGGAAGAATTCGTGATCCAGCTCGACAAACAAACGCACCTCAAGATCGACAAGCAGGGCAACCTCTGCTTCACCGCCGCCGTCTCGGGCGCTTCGGGCGACAAGGTGGCCAAGTCGGTGCTGATCGAGGTGGGCGAGATCGGCAAGCTCGTGTTCCGCGCCCCGGAAGTCCGCACCTACACCAACAACGTCGTGGCCGGCACCTATGACGACTGCCCCGTGGAGCTGCGGGCATCCACAAAGGCAAAATGATGAGCGACAGCCTCAACGCTTTCGACCTGTTCGGCCAGGACATCAAGCTTGATGCCGATTGGCAGCCTTCTATCCGGGCCGACGGCACCTTGGTGCTGTGCTCGGGAACGGCCACGGCCAACCAGGATATCGCGTTGCGGCTCTACACCGTGCTCGAGACCCTCTTTTACGATGTCACGTTCGGCAGCCTGGTCATGATGTTCGTCAAGGACGAAAACACGGCGATCAACCGGGCGGCCCTGTGCGCCGAGGTTGCTCGCCGCATCAACGCCGATCCGGCCGTCCAGGTCGGCTCGGCCACGTGTTCCATCCGCAAATGGGATGAGGAGCAGGTCCAGTTGTCCGCGTCTTTCACCCTTATAACCGAAACCCACCCCAGCAACATGGCGTTTTCGATTGACGTTTCGACCATGTCGCTTCGGGTGGATGATCTGGTGGCCGATGTCGATCCCCGTCAGTAAAACCCTCGCTGAGGTGCGCGAAGACCTCTACACCCGCCTGTCCGAGGTGCATGCCACCTATGCGGCCGCCGGGTATCTGCCGCGCGCGCTCAACCTCAACAAGGGTGTCATCCGGGGCTTGATCGAGCTGTGGGCCTGGGGCCTCTATGCCCTGTATGTTTTCCTGTTCAAAATTCTCGCCCAGGCCTTCCCGGAGTCGGCTACCGGCGATTGGCTCGACCTCCATTGCGCCCAGGTCGGCGTCACGCGTAAGGCTGCCACCAAGGCCCAGGGGCTGGTCATCTTTTCGCGCACCGGCACCTCGGGCAACGTCAAGATCGCGGCCGGGCGCATCGTCAAGACGCTGCCGGACGGCACCGGCACGGTCTATCGCTACACCACCGACGCCGACGCCGTGCTGCCCGACGGGCAGACCTCCGTGGCCGTGGCCGTCACGGCCGAGGAGTACGGCGCGGCCTCCAACGTCACCGTGGGCAGCATCACCGAGCTGGCCACCGTGGTGCAGGGTATCGAGGCCGTGACCAACGCCGCCGACTGGCTGACCAGCGAGGGCACCGACGAGGAGGACGACGATTCGCTTCGAGAACGCTATTTTTTGAAGTGGACCGACGCCAACGGCTGCACCAAGTTCGCCTACAAGTCCTGGGCACTCAGCGTCACGGGCGTCATCGCCGTGACCATCCTGGACCAGCATCCGCGCGGCCAGGGCACGGTGGACGTGGTGCTCAAGGGGGCGGCCGGCATCCCCACCGATGCGCTCGTCGAGGCCGTGCGGGTCGTGGTCGCCGCAGTGGCACCGGTCAACGACGATTTCCTGGTCAAGGGGCCAACGGCCGTGGATGTGGCCATCGAGGCCAATCTGGTGCTCACCCCGGACGCCGGTGACGCCGCCACCATCCTGGCCGCCGCCGAAGCGCGCATCAGGGCGCTTTTTACCGATCCGACCGACGTCACCAAAATATCGCCCCTCCAGATCGGCGAGGATCTGACCCTGGATCGGCTCACCGGCACGGTCATGTACGTGGACGGCATCAAGTCCGTGACCTGGACGAGTCCGATCGCCGACGTGGCCGTGATTGCCGACGGTCTGGCCGTGCTGGCCAGTCTGGCCCTGACCTCCAGCACCGCTGAGGAGGCCTGACCATGGGCGTCATGTGGGATTATTTCCATAACACGCTCCGCTGGAACCTGATCCGGTTGACCAAGTCCGCCTTGTCCCTGCTGGGCGAGGGTGGCGGCAACGCCCTGGATGATACCCGCGAGGCCATCCTGTGGCTGCGTAAGCAGTTTTTGCCCGAGACGTCCGAGACCGACTACCTGACCAATTATGCCGCGTCCCGCTCCATCGTGCGGCATCCCAGCGAGACCGACGCCCAATTCAAAATGCGCGTGGTCCGGGCCTGGTACTGGCACTATCTGGGTGGAAAACAGGCCGGCATGCCCAAGATGCTGGAACTCTACGGCTACACCGGCGCGGACATCATCAACTGGCGGCAATACGATGAGGAGCGGTGGGCCGAGTTCTGGTGCAAGTTGCTCCCCCCGCCGACTCAGACGTTCGCCGAGGCCGATTATGAACTGCTCCTGTGGCTGCTCAATGAATACAAGCCGGCCCGCTCCAAGCTGGTCAAGCTGTCCATCGCCGTGGAGGAATCCGCCGCGACCGGCGTCGGCATCCTGGCCGTGCAGGGCGACCGGCACATACTTATGGCCCGGTTCGAGCCGCAACCGGCCTCGGGGGCGCTTACTGCCTGGGCTGGCGTTGTCGCCGGCGACCACCAAGCTGTGCCCGTGGCCGATCTGAAGCTGTTGCCGGGCCGCTCGCCTGTTTTCGCCGCCGCGCTGGTGGCCACCTGCTGCGAACGCATAACCGTAAGGAGTGCCTGATATGGCTGATTTTGGCGGCATGGTCCTGACCACCCAGGGCCTCAATCTGCTGGCCAAGGCCCAAACCGGCGCGGCCCTCGACATCACCCGTGTGGCTGCCGGCGCCGGCGTCTGGGCCGATGACACCAATGCCGAGGACGTGACGGCCCTGGTCGACGAGCGTCTGTCCGTCCCCATCCAATCCATGTCGGTCCAGGGGGATGGCACGGTCAAACTGACCGTGGTCATCAGCAACAGCGGCTTGGCCGCAGGGTTCATTTTTCGTGAGTTGGGCGTCTTTGCCCAGGACCCAGACCTCGGCGAAATCCTCTATGCGGTAGCCTATTCCGGCGACCGCTACGACTATCTGCCGGCGAGCACGACGACGGTCGAAAAGATCCTCGACATCTACATCGTGGTCGGCGGCGCGCAAAACGTCACGGCCACCATCTCTCCTGGTGCGATCTTGGCCCTCAAAGAGGACATCACGGCACACGAGAATGCCGATCCGGCCCATCCGTCCACGAAAATCGGCTTCGACAACACCACGGCTGTGCTGGCCGGCGAACCCGACCGGGCGCAATCCGCCATCGAGGCACTGGCTAACGAACTGGCGGATGCCGAGAGCGGTTTAGCCGCCCACGAAGCGGCCGACCCGGCGCACCCGGCCAGTCACATATCGTTTGACAACAGCGTGGCCAAGCTCCCCGGCGATCCTGACCGAACCCAAACCGCCATCGAGGCGCTGAATGCCAATCTCATTGCCGCGCCGTATGCCACCCTCGATTATCCGACCGTCTGCACGGCGGATAACCGCGCGGGGGTGACCGGAGCGGCGGCGGCGGCCGGCGGCATTGTTTCCCTGCCGGCCGGGGTGACCATTGTCCTGGGCGAGGACTTGGGGGATGGGCTCGGCCGTATGCGGGCGTTTTCGCCGGCAGCGTGGCAATCGACCGACCTTGATGCCGACAGCACGTATTATCTACGCGGCCAGGTGGCGGCGGATGGGACGCTGCTCGTCTATACGGCCAAGGGGACGGATAGCGACGCGATCCCGGACGGGCTCAAGGGTACGGTGGATGCGACTGAGAGCGGCGGCTTTGACTCAACCGTGTTGGACGTGCTGCTGGCCAAGGTGGTCACGGGCGCGGCCGGGTCCGCGCCGGCCATCACTCTCCTTGCCAATGCGGCAGTATTGTCAGCGAGTATATCTCGGACATCAACAGTATACAGTTCGACTGGAAACGACCCTGATACATACCAATTGTCGTGGGCCAGAGCGCCAAGACGTACATCGTTATCAAGTTACTCGGTCTATACGTCATCTGGCCATTATTGTGGTTTGTTTAGCCCTTCTCTTACATGCAATAGACATACGGCAACCGTCTATCCGTTCATTCAGGAGTATGCTAATTCTACAGCTATGCCAACAAATGGATATTACAAGGCACAGTATAAGTATAATCTAGAAAGCTAACTACAAATGGAGGAAGTATGGAATATACATATAAATATGATATTATAATAGGGTTAATTGAAGGCCATTGTGATAGAGGTATCATTATACCGGACTCCATGGCGTCTATTCCGATTGATCGTCTCCGCATTGTTGATGGCGCTGCCGTCGACATTGGGAGCATGTCGCATTTTTACGTTGACGGCAATAAGACAAAGCACGTGGTTCAGTCCGATCCGAATTGGCAGCCGTTGGATTGTGCGTGGGATGACATGCTATCATTGGAGGATGGGCAATGGCGAGTCGTCACATTGGCCGAACAACAGGCCGTCACCATCCGCGCCGAGCGAGACCGGCGCATTGCCGCGACGGATTATCTCGTGATGCCCGATTACCCCATTTCGGAGGCATTATTGACGGACGTTAAAGCCTACCGCCAAATACTGCGGGACCTGCCAACCCAGGACGGTTTCCCCTGGGGCGGCGACATATCCGCCGTGCCCTGGCCCGAGATGTCCACGATTTCCACGACCCCTTCCGAGTCCACCGAGGAGACCACCGCGTCATGAGTTATCGCATCCTCTCCATCGACGGCGGCGGCATCCTGGGGCTCATCCCGGCCATGGTCCTGGCCGAGATCGAGGCCCGGACCGGCCTTCTGGTCAGCGACCTCTTTGACTCGGTCTCCGGGACAAGCACAGGCGGCATCATCACTTGCGCCGGCGCTGTAGGCATCCCGGCGCAAAAAGTGGCCAACCTTTACCGCCAACGTGGCGGCGAGATTTTTAGCCGGCCGCTTCTCCATCGCCTTATCACGGGGTGGGGACTGTGGGGGGCGCAATACAGTGCAGCAGGCCTGGAGGCGGCCCTCTTTGATGTGTTCCAGGGACTCAAACTGTCTGATTGCGCCACAACCCTTCTCGTGCCGGCATATGACATAGAGGCCAGGACGTCGGTGTTTTTCAAGTCGGTCAAGGCGAGGTGGGCCGGAGTGGTTGGGATTGATGCGCATTATGCGCGCTCGCGCGACTACTACTTGCGCGATGTGGCCCGGGCCACTTCCGCCGCACCGACTTTTTTCCCGCCGGCACGCATCATTTCCCTGGGCGGAACCGTCGTCACGGCCGTGGACGGCGGCCTCTATGCCAACAACCCGTCGACCTGCGCCCTGGCCCAGGTGGCCAAGGCCAGCCGCATGTACGGCGCGGTCATGGTGTCGCTGGGCACGGGTTCGCGTCAGCGGCCGTATCTCTACAACAAGGCCCGGCATTGGGGAGTGCCCCGTTGGGCGCGCCCGCTCCTTGACTGCATGTTTGACGGGCAGTCTGACACGGCCAGCCATCAAGCCCAAGCACTGTTGCGGGACAAGTATTTCCGGCTTCAGCCGGCCCTGGCCAATGACATCGCCATGGATGACGCCAGCCCCCAGACGCTGGAGCTGTTGGAGGCTGTGGCGCGCGGTTTCATCGCCGAGCAGGACGGGGTGATCGACAAGATTTGCGAGATGCTGCTGCCCAAGGCGGCATAAGTGGAGCAGGCGAGGTGGTAGCCGCCACCTCACTGGCCCGGTGTACGACCACCGGTCCACCGGCCGAAGCCGGCTGCTCCCTCCCCGTGATCTGGCGACCAAGGGTGTTGAGGGCGTAGCAGGCGGCGGCACAACAATCAACGGACTTATGCGAGAAATTCGATGCGGTAACTGTGGCAAACTGTTGGCGAAAGGGGAGGCCGTAAACCTCTCCATCAAGTGCCCCAAGTGCAAGACGCTCAATCACGTGAGGGCCACGTGCCCCTGCCTAGAGAGCCCGAGAGCTCCAGCGAAGGAGACCTCGGATGGAACGCAAAACGATCTTTGACAACGGCATATTGTATAACGGCGATGCCCTGGCGATCCTGCACGACCTGCCGGATGCCTCAGTGGATGCCGTCCTGACCGACCCGCCGTATTCGAGCGGTGGGTTGCACGCAGGGGCGCGCCGGGCTGATCCTGCCCAAAAGTACCAACAAACAGGGACCAAGCGAAGCTACCCGCCTATGCTTGGAGACTGTAAGGACCAGCGATCGTTTATCATGTGGGCGGCTTTGTGGCTGGGGGAGTGCTGGCGACTGGCCAAGCCAGGCGCGCCTTGCCTTGTGTTTAGCGACTGGCGGCAGCTGCCCGCGATGACGGATGCGGTTCAGGCCGCAGGGTGGGAATGGAGGGGCATTGTGGTCTGGCACAAGCCGAGCGCCCGGCCTATGATGGGCTGGTTTCGCCGGGATGCTGAGTTTGTGATCCACGCCGTGAAAACCCCGGCCAAGGCATTCAGTCGGCGCTGTTTCCCTGGCGTATTCAATCACCGGGTGGTGGCGGCCGACAAAGTCCACCTCACCAGCAAGCCGCTGCCGCTCCTGATTGACCTCCTCGGCGTCACGCCTGAGGGTGGTACGATCCTTGACCCATTTATGGGCGGCGGCACCACGGCCCTAGCCTGCCTGGAAACGGGTCGACGGTTTATCGGGGTGGAGTTGTCAGCGGAGTATTTTAAGTTGGCAGCGCATCGGATTCAGGCCGCTTAG